TCGTGCTTGAAGTCTTTGATTCTCTACTTCTTTTTCCCTTAGTTGAATCTTCAACAGATTATGTCTGAGCATTAATGCCTTTGAATCAACTAACATGTCATCAAGTGTCATGCTTAGGACTTGGTTAAGCTGTTCTTCGTTCATTTTCTAAATTCTCCAATCTGTGTGTTAGTTTTCTATTTTCAAGAGCAAGCTCCTGAATTGCTTTTAGTGCGATATTTAATAATCTAAAATCATCTAATGCTAAAGTTTCACCTTTCTTATAGACCAGTGAACTATCTATTTTTTCTACATCTTGTGCAATCAATCCGACATTTGTATAAGGTTTCTTATAGCCAAATTTATCAGTCTTCCAATCAAATTCTTTAAACATCAATTTTTGTACAAAATCTAACGCATTATAATGCGTATCACCAATGTTAGTCTTTAAATTTTTGTCAGATGTAGACCCATCAACACTAATCCACCATGTTCCACTTTTACCAGTCCCATCGTCGACATAAAGCTGGTTACTTCGAGGATCCCAGCCAATAAATCGAATAGGATATAGATTTCGAATAGGATTTTGATATTCAAAATTCGATATGATAGGAACTCCAGAAACAGGAGAACCATTATGCAGATTACAAAGTGACACACGCCCCTTGACGGTAAGCAGTATATCTTCTGTATTGTCTCCAATAATGTTTCCACCATTCCAATTTGGAGAATTGTAAATAAACATTCCTTTAGGGATTTTTCCAAAATTCCTACCAAACAATTGAACACCAATTCCCTTATTTGCACTATAGGTCTCAGGGACGTTGATTTGAAGGCCACCTTCTTGAGTAGGTCTCAAGAATCCATTATCACCAATAGTCATTCGACTATTACCTGTTATCGCGGTCCCGTTGATTTCAGTACCTCGGATAGTCCCCCCGTAGATACGGTCACCCTTGAGAGTACCTGTCACAATCTGAGAAGCATCTATTGTTACGGCATTCAAGGCATTTACAAATGCTCTGCTTGCTACTAATTTGCTAGTGATGATCTCGTTTGAGACCATTCTATTTGCAAGAGCCTCGTTGAATACCAGCTTATCCGCCGTGATGGAATTCGTCCGTATGACATCCGTGTTCAGAGTCGCGAACGTACCCTCACCAACAAATAATCGCTTGAAGTAACCGTCAATTGCAGTTAATTTATCAGCCAGAGTATTCCCCTCAAGTCTGATAGTCTCTGCTTTAATTCCTGCATTTCGACCTGCTAGATTAAAACCAGCTATGATTTCGTTGACACTGTTCTTATTATGAACTCCCCACGACCCAGCTAGTTGACTCTGAACCGTGCGAATAGCTTCATCGGTATCTTCGGGAGTTGCTGAATAATTAGACGGAGCTGAACCGCGTTCTATTTTTATCAAACCATCATTATACATACGAGCCGATACTCTGATGAAATAGGCATTGGCTGGTACAATAATTTGATTGATATTGTGTTGCTTACCTGTTGTTGTTTTATAGGCATTCAAGCCTGTTCTGCGGACATCAATAGAATTTTTGTTCTTATCGAAAAATTGCCAAGCCGTCCAAGCCATTCCATTCTCAGGAAGAGTTACCCAATGCTGAAAAATAATTTTTTCGTTTGGTTCTACTGAAATGAAATCAGATGTGATCTCTTTTTGTGTGCTATTCGCAACATTAATAACCCCAGCGTTACCTAAGAATCCTTTCGTTGCAGTCGAACTCAAAAATAGATTTCGATGATTTTCAAAGACCTTACTCACCTCAACTTGAAATAGCTGATTGGTCATAGCCATTCGGGCTATCTTGTCAGCGATACCGTTCTCAGAATTTCCAAGAATCCGTTCATAGAGTTGGCTAGTTTCCTTCACACGCTGGAAGTCCGTCTGATTAGCCTTGCCAGCAATCAATGAAGTGATATCTGAAAATCTGCCATCTACTGCTGTTTTGTAGTTAGCAATCTGAGTGGCAATCGAACCATTTTGTGGGTTGGTAATAGCTTCGAACCTACGCTCAAGACCTCTCACATCTTCCTGATAGGTTGATTTACCAACATAGTCTCTTGCGACCAACTCACGTACAGCTGTTGCTTGTTTTGCGCTTTCCTCACGAGCGTAGCGTTGCAATGCATCCTGTCGCTGACCGTCTTTATTGACATATTCCTGAATAGCTGATAAGTCGGTTCGCAACCCCTGAGCTGTCCGCTCAAAGATAGCCTTAGCTTCAGTGATGAGACCATCAGTGTCTTCGATTGCTGGGCTCCAGTCTGTTGCTAGAGTGCCTTTTTCAAGTTTAATCCTGCGCACTGAATAGTTATTATTTCCAGCGTAATCATACAAGGCCATCTCTCCCCTCGAATAACGAGAGTCATCATTTGGGAAGATAACTGGACCTGTGAACGTAAATCGCTGCCATTCTTTGCTTGGAGTGATGTTTGCACTAGCTTTCAGACCGAAGCGGTTATTTTGATAGTGATAAAAAAGTAGAGGGCGAATTTCGCCACCTTCATTAATTTTTATGTCAAATGATAAAGTCCAAGTCTCCCCGACATTTTTTTGTGAAAGATATGGATGTAGAGGGAACGGGAAGAAACGCGTACTTGTTCGAACCTTCTCAGAATCTCGATAATAGTTTCTGCCACCGACCTTCATTTTGGCAAAGGTCTGAGTTAGCCCGTCAATGCCTTGCTTGACTTCAGATTTAGTCGCAAATCCATTCATCTGGCCAGTCATTCGACTAAGAGCCTCTGTGGTCGTTCTGCGATATTCTGAAGCTTGATTGACTTCACTTGTGACCGTCTGTTTCAGAGCATCCAAGTCGCCCGACAGAGCCGTTTGTGCGCTCGTAGTCTGCGACTTAAACGCTTCAAGTTTAGCAATCGAATCCAACCCAATGCGCTTGGCTTCCTGAGCAAGCAAGCTACTTGCGCCAGCGTTTTGTAAGGCTTCTATAGCCTTTTGCCTATTTTCTTGGATAGTTTTTTTAATTTCTTGAGAATTTCGATTGAACTCCATATCGAATTTCTCGTGGTCGAATTCTGTTGGTTCAAGCTCCCATTCTGCTCCGTTCCAAAAGTACAGTTGTTTTTTGTCACCGACAGTCAAAAATAAGCGATCGCCTTTTCTCAATGTCCCTTTTGGCACATCTAACGGCTTCACATCTCCAAAGTAGTTCGTGTTTTTTCCATCTGCTGACACTAAAGCTTTTGTTGCCGTTTTTAAAGCGCGTTCGCTTCCTTCGATTGAATCAGTTAGCGTACGTGATAAATGACTAATTTCACTTGTTACCCGCTGGACCGTTCCAATATCGTTGCAGACAACCTTTCGACTAATTAGATTGCCACCTACATCATATTCGCTGGTAAACGACACGATGCGGACTTTTTGACGAAATCCCAAGGTTTCATTAATGGCCATAATGTAATCGCCCGGATTTGGACGACTGATTCGATAGCCAGCTTGTGATAAGTCTTCCATATCGATTTCGACAGAAACCTTGTACGACTTATCCACATTTTCTTTCAGCCTTTCTAACAACTTCCCTGTATCTTTGTAGCGCTCATCTACAACAGGGTCTGCCTCAATTCGTCCATAAATAGCAGATAGTGGGCTCTCGTATGATGTTTCATAACGACCTTTCGAATGATCCTCATCGTCTTTCCAAGCACCGAGGCCACGTTGGTAGGTTACAAAGCTATTGATATCTTTTTCTATTTTCAGCTCGTTCATATTAAAATCTTTACGAACGATTGTAGACAGGTCTGTTCCGATTCGTTTTAAGATTCGAATGACATGTCCACGGACAGAAAATTCAAGACCAGCGGCCTTGATAATGTCGTTGAAAAGTGACAGTCGAGACTTATTCCCAAAATTTTCTTTTCGAATAGACCCGACTGTTGTTTCCAAATTGTAAGTATAGCCACTACCTGAAAAGATCGCTTGTAGGTAAGTTTCAAATGGTTTTGAGCCATTCAAAATAGTGTAAACCATAGATTTTGACATGTCGTAGAAGAATTGATGAACTGCATCAAATTCGACCTCAATCTGTCTCCCTGTGTCGTTAGGTTTTGCGTAAGTAATACGAAAATACTCATCATCTAAACGAAAACGCCAGCCTCGACCTATACCGTGCAAGACTTTATCATTGGTATAGATTGTGCCTTTCACAGACAATTCACCATTGACCGCATTAGTTACAGAGTAAGCAACTAGAGCACTATGCTCTGTACCTTTTTCATCGACAAATGTAATCAATCTATCACCTCCTTACTTATATAGCTCTTTAAAACCTAGAATTTTGATCGTCCCTCTAAAATCAGTGGAATAACGAACTTGCTTCTGCGGATTTGGTCGAATGACAAAATATTCATAATTTGTTCGAATGTTAATGTTCAAATCTGGCAATGCCATGCCTTTGTAAATTACATTTTCAACACCGGACAAGCGTAATTTATCGCCTTCTTTAATCGGTGTTGAAGTATGATTATAGACCCAACGTCTGCCATCAATTTCCAAAAAGAAGTTTGTTTGGCTAGCGCTTGCAGTCAATTCGACTACATAAGGCACTTCTAGCTGACTGAGAGTTGCTGTACCCTTATATGGAATAACTCCTCCAGTCAAAACAATGTCTCGAGGTACAGTTTCGCCAAATGGCATCTCAGCAGTCACCAGCTCAAAAGAAACGTTATATTTCATACCTGCTGCTGATTTACCGATAAAGTTATAATCAATTTCATTGCTGATATGCACCTTATATCGATACTTCCAAGCAGTGTGAGGAATATCTAAAAGGTTTAAATCCCCTGTTTTAGCTCCAGGTAGCTCAAATCCATACAAGTCATCTTGTACTGGGTGCATTTTAGTGATGAAATAAGGTTCATCTCCATAAAGCCAACCTGCAATCTCATCTTGTTTTTCCATAAATTCAGAAAGGCTGGCAACTGCCAACCTTCCAGAAACTTTAATTGTTTTTTGACGCAAGGTGATCCCGTCATGGATATATCCGCTGCGCCCCTTAACCGTCCGCCTGTCTACCTCAATAGAAGGCGTACTATCAACAATTTTAATGTTATAAATGCCGAGCTGAGATAATTTAATCTCAGCGTTAGCATGTGTAATCAGTAAATCCATTTCATAGCCTTCCTATTCATAAACAAAGTAATCGTCTTTGATACGATCACGAGCTTCTCGCTCTTTAACAGACGTGTAAATCTTGTCGCCCACAATTTCGTTATGGATTTCAAATGTAGCATTTGATAATTGAGAATTCTTCACATCATCGCTTAGATTTTCTAAGCTTGATTTCAGACCAGTATTATTCACGCTGGCTGAAGTCGTAATCAAGCTATCAACGCCATAACTTTGGTCTGTAATCGCCATCGCATACTGTTTCGCAACACCATTGATTCTGCGCACCCAATCAGACATACCGATATACATTCCCTCGCCTGTGAATCCACCAATGGATTTCATCACTCGAGATGGAGAATGAATATCCAGAGCAGAACGCATCACGCTTGCAATATTAGAAGCGATTGAATATGCGAGTGAGTAAAGACTACCAGCCATGCTTGCTAATCCATTATAGAGACCTGAACCTGCATGGACACCGACAGAGTACAGATGGCTAGCTAGTACATTGAAGATACTCACAATTTGACTATTTGCAGAAGATGAAACGCTGACAGCTTGATTCATGCCGCTATTAAAAGCGGATGAGACGGCAGACATGCCCTGTTGGACATAACTCTTGACCTTATTCAGAGCACTATCGAATGTCTGAGTCATCTTGTTCCCACCCGAAGTTGCAGCTTGGTCAACTTTATTCATGCCGTCTGTAATAGCCTTAGAAACGCCATTCATGGCATTTGTCGCAGCGGTTTCAGCATTCTTGAAGTTGTTCGTGACAGCATTTGCAACTGCTTGAGAACTACTTTCGGCATTAGACTGCATAGTAGAAAATGCCGAGGTAGTAGACCCCTGCATGCTATTTGCTGAACCTGTCGCATTACCACTCATGGTGCTATAATTGCCTGAGACAGCTGCTGCTGTACTGCCAGAAATAGCGCTTGCATTACTTTGAACTGTCTGGAATGCCGTGTTTGAATCTGTTTGAAGTGCCTGTAAATATGAACTAGCACTTGTATTTAACCCGCTCAAATTACTTGACACATTCGCATTCATTGTAGCTGATTCTGTCGTTGCAGTCGTTTGAGCTTGTTGCATGTTTGTGGATACATTACTACTCAATGTTTGCATGTTGGTACCGGCAGCTGCTGCAAGTCCTTGCATGCTTGTGTCGACATTTGTACTCATAGCATTTACCTTGGTTTGAGTATCAAGGTTCATTGCATCCATAGAAAGGCCGACATTCGTTTGCATGGATTGCGCCTGTAAGGTTGCATTCGTTGACATTTCTGTCGTTTTAGCAGATACATGATCCGACATTTCTGTCGTCTTAGCCTTAACAACTTCGCTTCCTTCGGTTGTTTTTCCAGTGACAAAATCCCACATACCACCGAAGAAATCTCCTACTGCCGAAACAACTCCACTGATTGCTTCAGGAACAGCTGTTAACATCGCCTTGCCTAATTCAAAGATAATTTTAGCACCAGCTTCAAGAATTTTCGGCAAACCAGCTACTAAACCAACCACTAGTTTTGCAACTAGCTCAATGCCACCACGGATGAGTTGAGGAATTGAACTTGCTAACCCTGTGACTAATGTGCCGATGATTTGGGCAGCAGATTGAGCAATCTGTGGAAGATTATTAATGATTCCTTGAACTAGAGATACAATCAGCTGTATACCGCCACTAATGATCGCAGGCAAGTTAGATACCAATCCCTGGATAAAGGATGTGATAACCTGTACCGCAATTTGCAAAATTGTTGGTAATGATTGGATGATACCAGTTACTAGATTTTGTAGGATATGGATTCCATTTTGGATAATCTGTGGCATTTGTTGGCCAAGACCAGTCAAGAATGTCATCACTGCCTGTTGAGCCGATTGCAAAATTTGCGGAAGATTATTAAGAACGCCTTGCACGAGATTTGCTAGTAATTCAACACCCATACCAAGCAACTGTGGAAGCGCACTAGCAATAGACTGCACGAACGTTCCAATCACAGTCACTGCTGAACTGATTAGAGATGTAGCATTTTGCCCTACTCCTTGAACCAAACTACCAATCAAATCAACACCAGCCTGCACCAAGACAGGAAACATAGTTGCAAAAGCGCTAGCAAATTTAGCTATTAAATCAGCGCCTGATGCTATCAAAGCAGGGATTTGACTTGTTATGCCTGACACAAGATTTTGAATGATTTGAGGCCCTTTAGTCGTTACTGTATTTAATAACTGGTCTATTTGTGTGCCAAATTGGTTGTTAATAATCCCCAATCCAGCCACTACAAGACCAAGAATCGCAGCAGGACCGATAGCTGCCAACGCAACACTCATGACAGAGCTGATGCCCTGTGACATCATGCTAAGAATGCTAATACCTCTGGCTGCAACATTTCCCAAGACACCAGGTAAACCACTAAGTTTTGATGCAAATAGCCCTACATCTACAGCTGCTGAAAGAAAACCGCTACTTAAAATTGATCCCAAAGCACCAATCTTACCACCTAAGCCACCTAATATACCTGTCAATTTTGTCAAACCCTTAGTAGCAGGACCAAAAGCTAGCAATCCACCTACCAGGCTTAAAATAGGTGCAGCTGATGCCATAGAACTAGCGAATTTATCCATGACACCATCAGCTAACTTCGTACCATTCAAGAAATGGTCTAAGACAGGATTGATAGTAGCCATTGCATCAGTGAAATTCTGAATCCCTTGTGATTGACTGAATTTATCTACCAGCTTATCCACATATTTCACGATTGTGGTAAATAATGGCAGTACTGATTCCCCAAGTTTGATTTGCAAGGTTTCAAACGACCCGCTTAAACCTTCAACAGCACCTTTTAAGTTGTTAAGTTTTTCGGCAGCAACTTGCGCAGCAGTAACCTTGCTGATTTCTGCTTGCATTTTGTTCGCGCCATCTGCACCCTCGTTCATCGCGATAGTTGCAGCACGCACAGCATCCGTACCAAACATTGTTTTTAGAGCCTGTTGTTGTTGCTGTTCTGTTAAACCGCTTAAGCTACTTTTTAAAACTTGGGAGATTTCAGCAAATGATTTTACTTTGCCTTCTGCAGTAAAGAACTGGTTTGCTCCATCAGCAGTTATGATCCCGAGCTCTCTCATCATATTCGTCTGCGCCTTAGTTTGTGGCTGCAAATTCATCAACATCGTTTTAAGCGATGTACCCGCGTCCGAACCTTTAAGACCATTTTGAGCAAATACTGCTAAGGCGTTAGTTGTATCTCTGAAAGAAAGACCTAGACCGCTAGCCACAGGGGCAACTGCAGAAAGGCCGTATTTTAATTCGTGCACATCTGTCGCCGAAGCGTTTGCTGCGCCTGCTAATTGGTTCGCTGCATCTACCACACTGAGGTTGTCGCGTTTGAACGCGTTCAAGGCAGTTGAAGCAATTTCTGCCGCTTCTTTCAGGTCAAGCTCGCCTGCGGTTGCTAAGTTTAAGGCACCTGTCAAACCACCGTTTAAGATGTCCTTGGTAGATACCCCAGCTTTCGCCAATTCCTCAATAGCTTCTGCCGCTTCAGTAGCAGAAAATGCTGTATCAGCGCCCGCTTTAATTGCAGCATCGTGGAACTGCTTCATCGTTTCAGCACTAGAACCAGTAACCGCTTTGATACTACTCATACGTGCTTCAAAGTCTGCTGATTTGGTAATAGCACCACCAATTGCATTCTTGATAAAGTTAAATCCTGCATAAGCTGCAGAAATGCCCAGAGCTGTCTTGATGAGATTACTTGTAGCAGATGCCGCTTGATTTGTGTGATTTACAATCCCCATCAAAGCGTTAGTAGCTTTACTACCTGCTTGTTGAAAAGCATTACCCAGACCACTGGAAATTTTACTTGACAAGGCGCTGACTTTGCTGACAATTTTACCGCCTAGGGTATTGCTTATGCGGTCCGCAAAACTATTCGCTTTAGCTGTTAAACCAGTAAAAAGACTAGACCAGCTTTGCATAATAGGATTCAGCACTTGATTCCCTAATGCGCTGGTAATTTTACCACCTACTGTCAGTACACGCGCTTCAAAACCAGCCAGAGACGTACCGATACTGTCGAAAGCTCTACTAAAAGGCCCTGGTAAGTGACTGGAAAGATTAGTAAAAACACTTCCGATTTTGTGGATTTTAGCAGCAAAACCTGTTGCGAAAGCGTCTGCCGCACCATTTAGCTCAACAAACATTGCTTTCGGGCTTTTAATAGCCTTGGTTAAATCAAAATGAAAAGCCTTGGCCAATGCTGCATTGATTCTACCAGCTACACTACTAACATGCCCTCCTAAAGCGGAAAGGTCTGATTTCATCAGCCCTAAAACTGATTTAATATTCAGATACGCATTTAAAAAGCCTTTCCTTATGGGCTCTGGCAAACGCTGCCCAATATTGGATGCAATACGTTGGATTTCGCCCAGAGCGATATTTAAACCGCCTGTAAATCCTTGGTCTATTTTTTGACCGATTGAAGCATTTGAACTTGCCAACTCATTCATCAATTGACCAATTTTTTGAATCATTTGATTTGAACTATTGACCGCAGCTTTCTGGGCATTATCAAATGCTTGTTTGGTAATTGACACTATTTCATTCATTGATTTTTCATAATCTTTAGTATCTGCCCCAATATAAGCGTGAATAGAACCGTCAAAACTCATACATCCACCTCCTTCTATTACTAATTTCTATTTGCAAACATCTGACTTGCTTTTTCAAGCAATGTCACAAAATCGTTTTTGTTTTTGATTTCTTTCTTTTTGTCCGGATGGAAAACCCTTCGGACTTTGTCCTTGTCTCTCTTTTTACTGAGTTTCTTCGCATCGACTTTTTTCGCGTTCAATGTATATCTCAGTTCAAGAGCTAGACCTGAAAGAGCTTCGCGCTCTTCGATTTGTTTGTAGTAAAGACCTTCCAAAATGGCATCAAGCTCCCACTTATTGCAGCTCAGGATTGTTTTTTGGTCGGTCAAACCAAGCCTTGCGCATTCTGTTAAGATATCGCGTTTTCCATCTTGCCAATAATTTCTGAAATTGCTTTGACTTGAGCTTCTGCTGTTTGATCCCCAGTTTCCGCTTGAGCTTGTGCCAATTCTTGTCCAAGTTTCATGCTTTCGATATATTTCAAAATCTTCTTCTTGAAAAAACCTGACTGCACCATTTCTTCTTCAATTTCCTGAAATAGTTCTTCCTGTGGATCATCACTTTCCGATTTTTCAAATCGTGCTTCAATAGCTGCTAAAGCTTCATCTTCAGACACTGCCTTACCTTTTTTACTTGCGCAATATTGAATCAAATCAACGATTCCTTGGTCGTCACGATTGACAATTTTGAAGAATAGCGCACCAACACCATTTCCCGCGGACTGGCCATTTGCATCTTTAGTCGCCATATCTTTGTCAATTTTGAACATTAAGCGATAATCAAATTTGATTTCAACGATTTTTTTTGCAACATTAAATTCCATGTGTATATACTCCTTTTACAAATAAAATAAAAAGGTGACCTTTGACAGTCACCCTTCTTAGATAGATTAGCGCTGGATGTTATCGTAGTCGCCTGTAGTTTCGCCTGGATTTTGGTAAGCGTAGATGTTGTTCAATACAGCCAATTCCTCAGCAGAAAGTGGGAATTTACCATCCTGAAGACGGCCAACGATACCAGCAGTGTATGAAAGCTCGACAAACTCTTCCACTCCATCGTTGAATTCCACGTCATCAGTGATTTTAGCATAGCCAAACTTCGCAGGATAAGCATCCTTTTTATTTGGATCTTCTCCGATTTGAGTTTTGACACTATCATCGACAATTACGCGCCAAATCTTGATTGACTCACCCTTAGCTTGCGCGTCTAAGACGACGTTGATTGACGGATCCATTGGAGCGAAGTATTGAGTCAATTCGATTGAGTGCTCGTCACTTGATTTTTCAAGCAAGCGACCTTGTTGTGTTTGCTCATCCTGGTATTCGCCCCCAAGAGTAGTTGTTCCGTCTGTACGGTATGCAGGAAGCAAGGCTCCCTCTCCTTTTTCAGCATGGATCGATTGGATGAAGTAAAATACTTTCTTACCAACGATTGGTTTTGCTGTTGTAATTTTCACTTGTCCTTTTTCAGTCATTTAGTCAGGACCTCCTTGTTTATAATATTGTTTCGGTCGTCTTGATAACGATATGATAGACCTCTCGACCGATTGAGTTATCCATCAATATAGTTGAAGTAGTCCTTGTATTACGTCCCAGCAATCGAATGGCTTGCGATTTTATATCTTCAGCGTATGCCCGATTTTTATTACCAGGCAAGTAAATATCAATCTGAACCGTGCTATCTTCGATTATCAGCCCCGTCTGCGCCGTTTTTGATGTGTCAGATGCAATTCCTCCAATCACCAAAAAAGGCTCGGTTACGGACGCGTTAGGTAGCTTAAAATGGATTGGAACATTCAAGGGTTTCAATTTATTTCTTAAGCTGTTTAATAGTTCAGTTGTTGGAGAATTCATCGTCACTTACTTCCTAAACATTTTATTAAGGTTATTCATCAATTTTGGATATTCCTCTCTCATCGCTGGTTCCATGAAAGGCTGTGCGGCCATTTTCCGTGTCCCTAACTCGACATATATCGAATAAAAAACAGGTGAAATGACTTGATAACCAAGTATTTTTTCTTGCATCGAGTATATGCTTTCACTCAGCCAACCTGTATCCCAAGGAGCGTACAATTTAGCCAAACGCTCGACACGTAGACTGGAACGATTCAATTCCCTATCTACAGCGATAGGGACTTGTCGTCCTTTTCTCTGTGTCTCGCGCAGGAATTTATCCAATCCTTTCACACGATAAGTTAAGCTCATAGGTAAATCACCGTACTATTTTTGTGATGTTTCTTCCCTTGGATGCTTCGGCGCCTACCTTTATAGATAACCTCTGAGAAACCAGTGTGAACTCCTTGAAGGTGTAGCTTGAAGCTATCAAGGTTGTACTTCCCAAAAATCCCCATTTGTTCTGCATTCGTCAGAGAGCTTTCCTGGCATGGCAGAGGACTAGTTTCGTTTTGAGTTGTGTCTCCAAAAAGCTCATCTTCAGGCTCAGCTTCTTTGATTAAAATAACTCTTTGGCTATAAATCATAGAATCACCTCCTAAATAAAACGTGCGATTCCTCGAGCTCGCTTTTTGGTAGCAAGAGACATAAGGACTTGCTTATCATCTTCGGATAGATAATTGTCTTCCCAAGTAAAAGCCCGTCCTTCCTCGCTATCAGCTTTAGTCCCTTCAGAGTTCAGTTTATTAAATCGTTTCACTGCCACATCGCGGACGATGTAGGCTGCGTTGTTTGGAATTTCCGTAATTGATGTTTCGGAGTAGCGATTGACGAAGGCAAGGATGCGCTCTGTGCTCTCTTTGATGGTCAAATTTAGCAAGTCATCCTGCGCATTATCGCTTACCCCTTTTAATAATTTGATTTCTTTCAAAATCTCACTTTTATCAATCGCTGTCATTGATTACCCTCCAGGTACTGCTGTAGGGGCTACTTTTTCGATAGTAGTTTCTACGACTCCTTGAGGGATTTCCGCAAAGAGTACATTAGCACCGAAAAATACAGATTCGTAAGTGAGGTTTTTCAAAGCACGATCGCGAGCGACTGCAATTAAACCAGTTTCATCTGTGAAGTCAGCAAACAATCCACCAAGATCACCGTTTGCAACGTTCAAGTTAGCAAATACAAGGTTTTCAATTGCCGTTGTATAAACTTTACCTTCTGGCACACCGTTCATTACGATCACGTTTTGCATACCAAGGAAGTTTTTGAGCAATGTCAAACCAAATACATTAGATGCATTCGCACCAACACCTGCATCACCAAGATATTCAGCTGCATCAAGCGGATTGATAAATGAAACGATAGGTGAACCTTCGAACTCGTTAAATGTTGCAATTTTAGCCCAAGCTTGAGCAAGTGCACCTTGCAAGCCTTTGCCCTTATTTTTGGTTGGATTTGCTTTCAAGAATGTAAAGAATTGGTTCTTGATTCCGTTTTGAATTTCACGCATCAAACGTGTATCAGCTTCTGTAATTGCAACAGATGCACCGTGACGTGCAATTGTTTCAGCAGATACTGAACGACGTTTTTTGAACCATGCCACTTCATAGGCATCACCTTTCGTACGAACCACTTTTGACAAAGGAATATCTTCACCTTCACCTGGATTCGTTGCATCCACATCAGTAGTCCATTTGTAAGTTTGGATTTTGAGATCGTTTGTGAGTTCTTGACGACGTGTGACGCCCAAAAGTGTCAGTAAGTCATTGATATTTTTTGAAAACTTGTTAACAAAATCAATAGACTTGATTTCGCCCAAGTCAGCCATAGTAGTTAATTTTTGTTCAGTCATGTTCTAGCCCTTTCTAAAAAGATTGATATTTTCAGCAATCGCGGCCTGACGTTTGTCAGTGTCTTCAATTGCCATAATTTGTTCTTTCGTGATTCCTGTTGTAGTACCACGACGAGGCGCGCTCTGAACCAGTCGTTCGTTCACACGCTTTTCAACTTCGCTATCAAATACAGTTCGCAAAGCTGTGATTTTAGCTTTCACTTCTTCAGCAGTCGGAGCTAGCACATGATCTAAAAATTCTTGTGGCAACCCTTCATCTGCCAAAAGCGATTGAGTCGCTAGTTTCATCTCACGCTCGGCTATATCCTGCTCGCGCTTTTCTAATTCAACGATTCGTTTCGCTTCTTCTTCTCTAGCGCGTTCGTCCTTAGTTAGCTTAGCCAGTCGTTCGCCTTCGCTTTTAGCTTGTTCAATAGCTGTAACTTGTTCAGCTTCCCATTTTGAACGTTCAGCAGCTAACATTTTTCCGATTTCAGCGCGGGTGAATGTGCGTTCGTGCTTCTCGCTACCTGCATTTGACTCTACATCTACTGTTTTATCGTTCTGAGTGTCGACAGTCTCAGTTGATTCAGTAGATACAGTTCTATTGATTTCTTCTGACATAATTGTCCTCCAGCGATTACGTCGCCACTCGATAATCTCGCTTTACGTCCGGCGACGGAACAGTACAGCTTTTATTGTCATCGGTACAGTTTGGACAATATAAAAACCGTACGGGATTCCATACGGT